GAGAATTATTCAATATAAAATAATCAACACTTAGCATTATTTTCCTTACTAGCGCCCACTATGGCAGCTTTAGGTGATGGTGTTCCACCGATTGCGGACAATAACAACCCGCAAGGAAGAGATGCAAATCCCATTAGGGGAGGAACTGATCCCCTACGAAGAGCAACTGACTGGTTGGAAGACAATAGTAAAATTACTATGACGTTCCACCGTCATGCTAACTACCGAAGGTATGCAACATTGCGCCTTCAAGAGATGTTTAATGCTCTGGTACAATTGTATCAGAACATATTCATGTCCCATTGGCATCATTTACGCCGGACAGTTGAGAACTACCAAGTTCCAGCTCCACTGGCTCAGACGCCATGGCTTTATGTAGCACGTCTATACATTTCTGTATGGATTGTTGATCTTTACGCCTCTATACGGCGCGCATGCTTACGCGTGTGCCCTGAGGCATACAACGAGTATTATACTCAAGATTATCAGCAGGTAGTCTTTGAATATGATGCTTTTCTTTCACAGCTTTTGTCTATGATCAAACCGACCGTGGTTAACCTCGTCCATGAGACCACTTTGTTCGTTCCACGACTCGCAGAAGACCAACCGTTTCCTGCCGACGACATGAACATATTCGGCTTAGATCGCTTCGACTACAACGAAAACGTTGTTCACGGAGTTATCTCGATCCTCCGAGATCGTAAATTGATGAAATTTGAAAAGCCTTCAGAAACTGGATTCGGACGTCCTTTCTGGCTTTTCGATTGGCACCGAACCGGGCACGCATACGCTTGGTTTCCAGCTGAAAACAACTATGATATGCGAGACGTAACCGTCGCATACATAGTCGGAGTAGCCTGTACTCCAAAATTAGGACCACGTGATATTGATGACTGGCAACACTTTCCAGGAAATATCATTCCCGAACATCCTCGGGCAGAAGATCACGTCAGAGTGCGCCCCGTAGCGTACCATGGAGCCGTAGAAGTACGGACCATAGACGTCCAACAATGGACTGCACCACCAGAGGTCATGTCGCTAATTCAAGTGACCCTGCCTCCAGCAGCTGCACAGCAACAACAACAACAGCAGCCCGCAGCCCAGGCCCAACCTGCTCCAGCCCGCCAACAGCCGCCTGCACAACAACAACAGCAGGAACAAGGTTTAATTAGATATAACCTACGGCAAGGATTTAAACGGAGAAGAACTGATCCTTCAACCTCCAATGATAACGACATGCCTGTCGAGGACATTGAGGAGCCACCACAACCTGAACAAGGCGAAGACCCCATCCACCCGGAAGAGGAAGCCGCCCCACCAGTAGAGCCGCAGCCCGATCCAGCTCCAGCACCAGCCCCTGCACCGCAAGCCCCCGCTGAGCCGATCATAACGATGAATCGCGTTAGAAGGTTTCGCATCATCACTTACTGTTACTACAGACAAGTGACCGATAATGAAGACCTGCATTCTCGTCTCGCTGCATTACGACAAGTGGATTCACTGATTGCATGATTAGGAACACTTAGTTTTGTACTGCTTTACTTTCTTTAAAATTTCAGTCTTTAATTTTAGTTAAATCTATCTTATTGTACTGCAATTTCAATTAATGAAGGTTTTGTTTGGCCTATATAATGGTCACAGGCTTTAACTAACT